TTTACGACTTGTTGGTGGTGTTAATGTCCAAGTATAATCATAAATTACATCAATACCTCCGCTGTTTGCTTTAGGTACAGCAAGCCCGGCAGACGATTTTCCATATTTACTAGATTCTGCTGTGCCAATATCATACAAAGAAGCCGTAGATGCCATAATAATACTTATACCGTTAAGTAACTGCTAAAAATTGCTGTCTTATACTTCTTATACTATCTACATTATTTGCAGCTATTTGAGCGGTACTTGTATACTCTTGAACTTTGCCGTTGTTATTGATAAGAACACTATTACTACCACCACTCATTGTTTTATTATCAAAAACTTTTGCTAATTGAAATACAGCATTACTGAGTGTATTTAGAGATTTGTTTGTCTCTTTTGTATTATTTGCAATTTCGTATAAGGTTTTTTCATCAGCATTATTATTTGTAATATGAGTTTCTGATACTGAAGAAGGTATTGATGACGATACTTTTGTTGTTTCTGGAGTAACAGATGTTAATGGTCCAGCAACTAAACCATCATTTTTACTAAGCTGAAACAAAGATCCTTCTTTTGGTGATGATACCAGTAATCCACCCTCAGGGTTAAACATAGCATCAGCTACTTCAGGTATGGGTGCAACTGCTGTGGGTGTAGTATTTTCAGAAGTAATCTGTGATTCTTGTGTTGGTGGTTGTGTATCTGTAGTAGATGGAGTAACGGTGCCTGTTTTATTAAATTCAGTTAAAGCGCTTTGCAGTTGTTCAACTTGTTGTTGTGCATTCTCCAAACGTTGTTTTGCATCAAATTCAGCTTGATCTTTTTCTTTAGAACGAAACGGGTTCCAGCCTTCCATAGGATCTTTTACCTTTTCATATTCTTCTTGAAGCTGTTTAACCTTTTCTTGGGTTTCTTGTATATTGTTTTGTGTTTTTTCTTGTAGTTTTTTAACTTCTTCCGGGCTTTTAGTTGCAATAGTTTTTTGTATTTTTTCTCTAGAATTTTTTGCGTGATCAATTTTAAGTTTTTCTTCTCTAACTTTACTTTCTTTTGCTTCTTGACGTAATTCTGCACCTTGACCAAATAATAAATCATATGATGCATTAGCAAATCCTTCTATACCGGTTCCGTATTTTTCATAAGCTTCTTTACCGGCAGTTGGAGAGCCGTAAAAAAATTCACTAAATTTTTCATTAGAACCTATAGCTTTACCAATTTGTCCACCTATTATATCTCCTGCAACTACAGTACCTGCTATTGCAGCTACGGACCCGAGTGTACTTGCAAAACTACCTAACATTGGTAATAAACGGCCTACAACTCCTCCCATTTGACTTAAATTAGCAAGTAGGCCTATTAAACCTCCACCTTCTCCGCTTTAAGTGGCCTCTTTTTTATCTTTTGCTGGTACGCTTTGTTTTTCTTTAGGTATTAAGTCTTCTATAACAGAGCTTAACACTTCTCTTAAATCTCTTTTACCGTAATCATTTATACCACCCACTATAACATCAATTTCATCTGGCAGATAATCTTCTGCTTGAGCTTGAGATGTATTAATTTGAGATAAATTGGTAGTATTAGGCGCTACAGTTTGAGCATTTGTTGCATTAACTGTTGAAAAATTTGTATTTTGTGGAACTGTTGTAAAAGTATTTGTTTTATTTGTTTGAGTATCTGTTGCATTAACTGTAGAAAAATTTGTATTTTGTGGAACTGTTGTAAATGTGTTACTAATAGCTGAAGGTAGTTCACTATCTTCTACTATTTTATTAGCAGCTGTAGAAATAGGTATTGCAGTGTCTTCTTGTTCTTTAGTATATTTAACATTTTCTTTTTCTGATTCTTTTTTAGGATTCTTTTTTAGAGTTGTTAAAATACTTTGGGCTATGTTTATTAAGCCTTTACTATCAAATGCTTCTTGTAATTTATCAAGTTGAGTTATTACACTTTCTTGTAGTTTATCTAGTCGGGTAATAATTTCTCCGGTTACTGCATTTTTTTGTTCTGTAGTTCGAACTTCGCTACCGTTTTCGTCTTTTGTATCTTCATCTTGTTTAAATTTTAATGGTTCCGCGGGTGTTATTTTAGCTTTAGCATCAGCTTGTTTATTTTTAAGATATTCAAAAAATACTCCTAATAATCCACCTTTATTAAAAGTATTTTGAACGTTTTGAAGACGAGTCAAAAAATTGGGTTTATCTGTACCATCTTTTGTCTCTTTATTATCAGGAGTGTTAGTTCTTGCACTATTAGTGCTATTTTTAGAAGGCTGTAAGGTGCGAGGTAAGCGACGTATATCCCGTACTTGCTGAGCTACAATCTGTACAAACTTTTGTACAGATTTATTATCAAGACTATAACGAGATAATAGATCTATTACTATAGTATCAAAATCGTTTTGTAGAGGTTTCGGTAAACTAGTAGTCACTTAAATATTTAAGTGACTGTTTTTAATAATTGAATAGAGCAGCGTTATATTGTAACTCTTTTTGTAAAATATAGGTTTTACTTTGTATTTGTGCTTCAATATCAATAAGATAAAGATTATATAGGGCTTGTTTATATTTTTCGATATAAGAAATTATTTTACCGGTAAGGGTAGTTGGTAGTTGTTTTACAACTTCAATCCTATTTTTAAAAGTGAGTGTTGAAAATTCTGTATTAATGTCATTAATTGACACGTTTTTAATGCATTTAGCTATTTCATACAGAAAAATTTCTCCGACTACATTTTGTAATTCTTTGTTTAAAAGTGTGTTTATGTTATCAGAAAAATATTTGATAAAATCGTTCTCATCTTTTATTGTAGGTACTTTACAGGTTACATAAACACTATTATCTAAAATAGTTTCGTCTATAATACTATTTAAATTTTTATTAGTAATTACCTCTTTAAGATTTATCTCGTGCTTAGTAGCAGGTAATTGATATGATTCAATCTCGTCATCTGTAAAATGAATTGTATATTTTTCAGATAAACTATTTATTCGTATTTGTAGTGCAATATATTGAGCATCATAAATAGTTAAATTATCTATGTTTATGTTTGAAGTTAATAAATTTTCTTTTAAAATTTTATAAAAAGTAGTATTAAATTTACTATTAAAAGCTGTAGTATCTGCTATAGTTTCAAGTAATTGTTTTAACTGTTCAGTGTTTAATTGCTTAAAAGTTAATTCTTCTTGTGTTGATGGAACTGTAATATTAAAGCTTGTTGCAATACTAAGCTCTTTTAAAAAATTTAAAACATTATTAATATTATCAGCCATTTAAATAATTTATGCGATGAATTTTTAAAAAGCTACATAAATTTAGGATTACTTTCATTTATTGGAGGTAAACTATTAGCTTGTTTTTGAGTAGTTTGTTCTTTTAAGATTCGTTCAAGTAATTTAACAAAAATAGTATATTCACCGGGGGTACAATTTTCAATATACTCAGGAGAAATATTAGCGAATTTTGCTAAAGCAAAAACGTTTTCATATAAAGGTAATAAATTTTTACTAAACAAAATTTGTAAGATAAAAGCAAAAGTATTTTGATTAAGATACAAAGAAAGATTTTTATGTGTTAAATGTTCTAATAAGTTAATTTGCTGCAATTGTTGAGATAGTGTTAAAATATGCTCAAAAATTAAAACACTATAATTTGCTGGTAAAGCTTTGAAAAGATTTAAAAATTCATTATTATTTAAACCTTGTACATCGATATGATCGTTTTCAGTAAAAATAATTTTTTTAATATATTTTTTAAAATCTAATAGTTCATTTTTATGAACATTTAAAAAGACAAAATCATATATAGATAAAATTTGATATTCTATTTTTATATTTTCAATAACTTGTTTAAACTTAAAATTTAAAGGTTGTTTTAGGTTTTCAATAACCTTGTACAAATTTAACACTATTTTAGTATTAGTTTCATCTATAAGTTCGAGTTGAATGTTATTTCCAATACTAACACATCTTAAATACAAAATAATAAGTAAAAAATCTATAACAGATAGTTTTTTAAGTTCATCAATACTGTACCGTGTAGTATCTTTGCAAATATTTAAAACGTTTGTAAAAACGTCCTCTATATTTGGCTTATCACCTAAAAGAGTTTTTAATAAGACTTTAAAATGTTTTACCTTTAACTCACTTATAACAGCACTACTATTTAACAAATCTACTTTTGTGGTAAATTCTGTCATATGAATTTACTTAAGTGTAGTTTTGCAAATAATAAACTTTTCTTAAATGTTAATATTATGAGAAACAGTATAGTAATTGTATAGGAATGATGTTTCTCTAATTACCGGGCCTGTAGCTTGAGAGTAGTTATACTCTTCACCTGTAATTGAAATAGGGCAAGCATCATGAAAAGTATATTTCTGTAGAATTACAGGTCCGGTACCTTCTGTTTTAACTGTTCCGTTTCGATTTAAAATGGGTCCTGCAACGGCGCCAAGCTTACAAACAACTATATTACAGCGATATTGTTGCTCGGGTGGTCTAGCTATAAGACCTAAGTGACCGGTAGTAATTACCCAGGGTCTAATTACAGTATCTACGAAGCTATAATTGGTTTCTAAAAATGCTATTCTTAAGCCAGAAGAATAGTCGCCGCGGCCATTACCGGTAGTAGTGCGCAAAAAACCGTTCATTTGAATACCTTCAGGGTTAGCAACAATACTTTCACTAGGTATTTCAACAGCCTGTGCAAATAAACAACCTTTTGTTGTTTGTATTACTTCATCCTTACCAATTTTGTTAGCTAGAGCATTAATATCCCAGCCACCGGGTTCTCTTTCTTTTATTGTAGTTAAAACTACATCTACTATATCAGATAAGCCCTCAAAAAAGAGTGCCCATTGAGCTCCTTTAGGTATAGCGGTTTCAAATTTAGATAAAAAATTTGTTAAAAAATGCGGTATTTGACTATTGTATTGACCGGCTTTAAAACGATCAGGTATAGTGGTTGTAGCTGGCATAATTTAGCATTATTATTTAATAAGCTAAATTTTATTTTTAACCGTTGCGTACCCCGTATGTAGTTGAGCTAACCTCCGTTGCTTGTGGTTGTACTTTACTACTACCAAGCTCAGTCACTCTCCAATATTGATAAGCTAGTGTTGCTGGAACAGTTACAATAGAGCCACTATCAGTTAAATTGTAGGTAGACTCACCTACAGAAACAACATAAGCACCATATAGAGTGTATTGACGAACAGTACTAGTAGGATCTTTACCTAAGAGATTTAATATAATTCTCGAACTGTTACGAGCTATATTAAAATCACCGTCAGATGTAGCATCATCAAATGTATTAATAGTAGCGTTTTCTAAAGCTGCTCGAATATTGTAGTTTTGATCACAGCGGAACTGAACGGACCAAGCATCAGAACCTGGATATGTAGCTGTACCTGGAACGTTAAACTGTAGGCCCATGAATGGTACTGGTATATTTGTTATAGACCGGCCGGGTAAGTTAGCTGTTTCAACATATACAAATTCTGATTCTCCAAAATTTGTGTTTGCGAGTAATGCAAGACGAAATTGAAATTGACGTGCAAAATCTCTTTGCTGTGCTACTGTATAGAAGTCTGATATATTTTGTGACATAATCTTTTATATATTTATTAGATAAGCTCTAAGAAGTTTTGACTTGTACGTGTAGCAATAAAGTTTACTAAGATAAACTCAGCTGCACGGGTTGGTTTAACATAAATATCAACTGCTAACTCATTACGATCAATAAGATCAGGTGGATTGTTGCGTTCATCACAAACGATCAGGTAATCATATAAACCTTGAGTGTTACGAGCTAGTTCAAATACCGGTGAAATAGTATTACGTAAACGAGTTCTTGTAAAGTCAGTATTTGGCTCAAATACAAAGTATTTAAGTGTTCTCTGTACTGCTCTTTCGAGAGTCAAGAACAATCTACGAACATTAACACGATCAAATGCTGATGGTTTATTTTGTAATGTTTTTTGACCAAATACTACAAAACCATCTCCTGAGAATAATGCAATTGGGTTAATAGCAATTGTATATAAGAAATCTCGTTGCTTTTGATTTGGATTAAATGCAATATCAACAATATTATTAATAGTACCGCGGTTGAAACCTGCTGGTGCAAACCATGTCTGTGTTGCAGCATCTGTACGAGCATATACTGCAGCTACATAACCTGAAGATGGTACCCAGACTGCTTTATCAGCAAAAGCGTCATAAGCTTTAAGCCAGTTACCATACGCGGCAGTGTAGTTTGTATTAATCGATTCAAAGTGCTTTTTAAGCGGGGAGTAAATATGCTGTGAAAAGGTATTAGAGCGTAATGATAGGGTTTTAACGTCTTCACCTTTAACAAATACAGGTCTTAAAGGATCTGCAATAAACATACAGTCTTTACGAGTGTTTTGTACAAAGCTATTAAATGCATTGAAAACTGCTCTCCATCTTATTACAATTTCAGATGTTCCACTATCTAAATCGGTGTTTGAAACTGTTGTTGTTTCACTAAATGTCCCACTAGAGGCCATAGCGTGAATTGTTGATAGACCAGCATCAACCACTACATCCACAAGAACAGTTTCAGGTGTTTCGATGTGTGTTAAAGCGCGATTAATTTTATCAATAGTAGCACCGATTTCTTTATTTGTAGCCCGGGTGTATGTAGGTACATATGTTCCAACAGGGTAAGCTGCTTTATTATCAGTTGTAATAGTAACTGATTTACTGGGGTTGATTGAACTTAAACTTGTCCAATCAGTGTTTATAGAAATAGCTGGGTTAACTAAAACTTTAATATTTGAGGAGCCTGTATTAACAAGATTTTCAATATAGAATGTTCTAGGTGTTCCACCTACGTTTGCTACTGTTTTCTTTTGACTGTCAAGAGAGCCAATGAATGCCTCTGCAAGACTGTATGTTAAAGCTTGAGGCTCGTAAATTGAGTTACGAACTTTGAAAACACTTACTACAACAGAATCGTTATAATATGAATCATTAAAGTTGTAAGTTGGTATAAATTCAATAGCTTCGGATATTGATCCAGAGCCGAGCTGGTCTTTTGTTGCTGAAAGAGCAAAACTTAAACGACCAGTAGGTACTGAATAAAAGCTTTCACTACCGGAAAGACTAAAAAGTGTATTAACAGCATCAAAGTTAGTATTGGCACCAAAACCTGTGTTGTCGGTGATGGTTACATAATAACCTTCAAATTTTTCGTTAATACTTGTCTGGGCACTATTTAAAATAACAATACCGGCGTTAACTGTAGTACCGTTATAGGTTGCAGCATCAGGGGCATAACCGATAACAGTTCCGGATAATGCGCCTGTACCAGAAATAGCTGCACCTTGTGTTAGTACATTATTCCAGGTAATATTGCCTTGAATTAAGTTATCATATTGGCTTTGTGTTAAGTTTTTTGTAACTGGTTTACCGATTGCAAATCCACCGGTAGCAGATGCTACTGGATAAAATAATGCACTATATTGTTGTGCAAAACCTTCACCAGATCCAGAACCATATGGAAGTCTAGTTACTAAAAGGTTTGCTGTAGAATTTAAAATTTCTTTACCGGATTGATAAAAATATCTCTCAGCGGGTGTTTGAGGTATACCAAAAATTTGTTCAAGCTCGGAAACTGTTGAAACTTGTAAAACTTCGTCTGTTGGCCCTTGGGAGGCAAAACCTGCAACGAAGACATTAGTGCCACCACCAAATTGCTGTGTAACAGAAAGATCTGTTTCTGTAATTTGAACGCCTGGAGAATTAATTATACGTGCCATATGTTATATTATTATTTAGTCTTTTTGGGATGATTTTTTTCTGTTATGTAAAAAGATTTACATCAAACTGACTATATTGAAACTCAGCTGTTGTTTCTAAAATATCAGGTGTTCTATAGTTATAATCAATCCCTCCTAAAGTGGTTATAAAAGCATTATAATAAATAAACTCTATAGTTTTTTGGTTATATTCGTTTAACCCTACGACAGAAATATTTGTTTGGTATTCAGTTAGATTGCCTCTTGTTTCTTTATCTGCCTGTGTTTCATAACCGTCTTTTGTGCCTGTATAACTACTTTCTTTTGGATCATTTAAAACAGATAGCCACTTCCAAAGAAGCCAGTAGTTTTTAAAACTATTATCAATAACAATATTTACATTAAGTGGTTGGTAGTTGGGGCGAGAATAAGAAGTGACGTTATACGATTGTCCACCGAAACGAACCTCAACTGGTGGTACTTGAATAGTAGGAACTACAGCACCATATATACTCATTTCTATAGGTTTAATGTTAATTAAAGAGTTAGTAGCTGATTGTTTTCTTAAGACTTGAGGTAAATTTAAAATAAGCAAAAACTTATCTTTGCCAGATCTATTAAGAACTGACTGCTGGGTAGCTTGTGGTGTTTCGCAAAGGTCGTTGTCTGCCATATTATATTAATTTCCAACCCTGGGACATTAAATCATCTACATCTGAATTACTATACATTTTTTCTAGTTCTTCTTCTGTAACTAGAGGGGTGTATTTTTGTTCAAAATCTGTATTACCTAATGTTGTAATGTTGTTACTATTATTTAAGTCTTTTATTTTATAAAGACTTGGATCAGTAGTATAGTAATCATTACTAGCGATTCTCAAAGGTTTATTCTGATCATCAAATTCTTCAACGTTAAAATGTTGCTGACAAATTTCTGGTTCTAAAATAAACAAAGCCCAAACAAGAGACATAATTCTATCATCATAAAATAAGTCATTCTTTTTTCTATATGTGCCGTTTGGATAGCGAATAAAAGTTTCAAATTCTTTAATTGTATCCAAGTCGTTAATATGAACTGTTTGCAAAAAGTTTACCCAGTAGCGCATATTCGCTACTCCTGCAAAACGTAAATTGTTATGTGAAAGAATTCCTAGGTGTCTTGTATTAGAAAAGGATCCAGTATTTGCTAATTTTGAACATGATACAATTCTTTCGTACATGTGTTTATGAAA